AGCGTAACGTACCAACTTTTAGCGACGGTTACTACAGATGTATCGCCGATCCTACGGCAATGATGCATTTGCGCCAGAACGACTCATTCCGTGAGATAGCTCGGTATGCAGGCAACGGCATGGTTAACCCCATGAATCCAGAGCAGGCTCCTAACGCTAACTTCTTCCAAGGTATGGGTCCAGCTTACGGACAAGCTGGTTTTGTAGCCGGTCAGCCGGTGATGCCTACCGGATTTTTGTTTGAGGGCGTAAGATGGTTCGAATCAACCAACTTACCTGAGAAAACCATTAACGCAACTGTTCCTGTAGCTGCCGCTGGTGCTGCAGATTACAACATTGCTCCAATGTTATTCTTCGGACCTCAAGCTGTAGGTGTTGGTATTGGTGGCAACAACGCTCAAATTTTACTTAATAATAACGACGATTTTTCGCGCTTTATTATTATGATTTGGTCCTTGTTTGCTGGTTTTGAAATCCTTAATAAGGACTTCATTACCGTTGCTTACTCATTCGTATATTGAGGAGGTAACTAACAATCATGGCTAAAAAGATTTTCCCTGGAAACTGGGTTACAACACTCAGTAGTTATCAAGGTCAGCCAGTTGTGGCTGTTCCTGGTAGACAGTACTACCAAAAAATTGGTTATGCTCTCGTTGACTCCACAGGTGGCACCGAGTTTGACGTAATCATCCCAAGTCCTGATATGCGTGCCGACGACAAAGTTCGTGCAAATATCACTGGTCTAACTATTCCTGCAGATGCAAACGTCTACCACGTTGGTATTCGTGTGCCTGACACAAGGAAGAATAAGGATTCTGGAACCGCTACCTCTGGTCTAGTTGGTACTAACACAGACGTAGTTGCAGTCAAGGATGCTGCAGCTTCTGCTCTTGGCAGTATTACTACAACAGTAGTTTCTACTCCAGGAATCGCAGTTGCTCTTACAACTATTGCTCCTACTTCTGCAAAGAAAGGAGTTGTAGAAGCTAAGACATTAGCTGGTGCTGAGACTCTTAAGGTCTACGTGCGTAATGCAGCTAACAATGCAGCAGGTAGTAACCTATCTTCTACTGCGGCTGGTGGTACACCAATCATCGTTGAAGTTGCTTACTTCGTCGAAGATGACGTGCCTGATGTTGATTCAACTTTCGTTCCTTATATAACTGAGACATAAATAGAAGCTAAAACTTCTGTTTGTCCCTATAGTGGAGGCATCTTGTATAAGGTGCCTCTTTTTTATTGTTATGGCGTTATATCAAAATCTAAAGAATGGTCAGATCGTGGACTTCATTGGACATCACGACAAAGATTGGGCCATGGTCAAAAATGCTGCAGGCGTAGTTCAGTACGTTGCTCTTGCTGATCTAGAAGCTTACGAGCCAGGAAAAGGTAAGACAGGTCAGAAGATAGAAACACCAGAAATATTGAAGGATGAAGAAGACGTAATGCCTGAGGCGGTCATTCCTGTCGATAACAGATTGAACTTAAATTTGGCTACTGCTGAAGGTATAGCTAAGACTGTTAAAGGGGTTGGTTATGCTACGGCTAAGAAAATAGTAGAGCTACGTTTGTCTTTACCTGGCGAAAAATTTAAAAATTTAGAGCAATTACGTAAGATCACTCGTGTCGATTGGGATGAAGTTTTTAAGAATGATTTGATTTACCTACAATAAGAAATAGGTTGGCTACATAGCTATTGGAATTAAACGATTACGACAAAAGCCGATGTCGATTTCACCTCGGCTACAACACAGGGGCTAATCTCCCTGCTGGTGACATTGCTCGACTAGAAGAAGCAATGGCTCGAATTCCTGATAGCTATTTCTTTACACGAGTAATAGAACATGTGAATCGTTGTGATAAAGCTTATAAGCTGTCTCAAGTTTTTAGGGTTGAAACTCAGCCACAACCAAGTCGTATAGAAAGGATTACTGGAGATACCGATAGAGCAATCTTCCAGTCAGACCCTATCAAGGCAGACAAAGACTACAGAGAAATATACTTAAGAGAGGTAGACCGTCTAGCTGAGACCTTATACGTTGCAAACTATCGCAGAGACGAAGTTCGCAGATATGCCTTCGCTCGTTCTGGCGGAGAGTTTATCATGTCTATTAAGGGACCAGCAGATACTGCTGTTGGTACGAGAGTATCTCAAGCTGTTGGCTCAATGAATTGGAGGTAATGATGTATCCAGCACCAGGTTTCGGACAAGTAACACAAGCATCTAATCAAGAGAGAGCCGAAAAAGAACGGCTTAATCAGATGTTGCAAAATGCAGGTATTTCTGTAGGAGATTCTCCTTACACAGAAAATTTAGCTACAGAAGTACAAGAAGAGAGAGGGGATATATCAGGAGCTGGAATTGCTCCTCCACCTAATCCTGTCGCTGGAAATGATTTGGAATTTGCAGGAGGCAATTTACCTGCAGAGCACAACAGACAAGAATTAGCTAAGCAAGGTGCTCAACCTAATTTCGCTCAAGCTTTTAACACAGGAGGCAGCGGAACGACAGAATTAAACACAGGGGTTAGCCCTGGTGCTTCTGGTGTAGAAGCAGCTTTAAACGTGCAACCATCTAATTTAGTGACTGACCAAGATGTGCAAGCACAACAAGATAGGACTCAGATTAAAGATAAATTCATGAGTCTTTCCAAAAGATATAACATGGATATGTCAATGAGGAATGCGTAATGAATAATTCCAAAAAAGATTCATCTAAATCTATGCGTTACAAGGAAGGTCCTAACCGTTCCTTTAGACCTAATGAGTGGTATTTAAATCAAAAAGCTCATTCAGAAACGGATAAGTTTTTTTCAGGCAGTAAAGGGGGAGTTCCTAATAATCCTGAAAATGCTAGATCTTTCTCACCTATAGGTGCTCCTGTTAATCCTAAGGAATCAATGCCAGGGGATTTCGTTGCGAGAAAGAATCCTTATGGGGATGGAGAACAACTAGCTGCAGGAGAGGGTGTTACTTTTGTAAAGCCCAATCAAAGAGGCTCTAGTTTTGATCCTCCTCCTGTTCCTGTAGACAAGCCTGGCAAGGTTGTACCACCAAAAGCTTCTAAAAGAAAAGGCATGAGCACAGGTGTAAGTCTTATTGATGCGGGACCGCAGCGTGATGTTCCTGAACCTTTTTTCACAGGAATTAAATCATGAGTTTAATTCATATAAAATCCATATAGAAGAGGTAACTAATGGCTACTACAAGTTCAAATAAAATGCCGTTATTGGTCGATAGACCATTACACGCATTTGCCACAATCGGCGGCACTGCAGCTTTAACAACAGCGACAAATCTAAATACACCTAGCTCGGCTGGTTGTACATTACTAGTTGATTGTTCTGGAAATGACGGAGCGATAATTGATAGTTTGTCAATTATTGCTAACGAAGCGGTAACAACAGCATCTAACGTTATTGTTTTCATTAGTACAGCAACAACGTCTGCCAGTATCACGACTGCTAATACAGTTGCAGTCGCCATGGGCGGTATTACTTCTGTATCAAAAGGTGATAGAACTAATATTTCCTTACCTCCTTTAACAGTTCCTGTCCCAAATTTGGCAAGTCCTGCAGCGACGATGGCAGCATATCCAACAGAAACTGATAAAAAGAATACTGGTTTATATGTTCCTTCTAGTGCGTTGGTTTATGTAGGGGTAGATGCTGCCTTAACTTCTCCTTCTGCTAATACTCGTGTACATGTTTTCGCTCAAGGCGGATTCTTTTAAATTATGCCTTCTGCTACTGACACCTCTAGTTTTCTCGATAATCTTTATCGAACTAAATTTAATCGTGAACCAGACGCGGCAGGAAAAGCATATTGGGCAAGTCAATTAGATGCTGGTAATATCAGCAAGGAAAACGTATCAAAAAGTTTTGATGAGTCTCCAGAAATGGAGAAGATTAAAAATGAAACAGTTAATACGACTAGCAACGTAGCGATAGCAAACACTGCAAATGATTTAGCTAATAACGATACGAGTACCGCAGTTAATAATTTAGCCAACAATAATGTAACCATTACAGCCTCTACGGGAGGGGGTTCAAATACGATTACTAGTGGCGGCAGCTCTTCAGGAGGAGGAAGCTCTTCAGGAGGAGGAAGCTCTAATTCAGATTGGCTCCAAGATTTTTACACAGCAAACAATATAAATGCTGGATTACTTGACAATGATGCTAAAACCTACTGGGAAGGAGAAGCGGCAACCAAGGGTATAGAAGAGACTAAGAAGATAATAGAAGGCACAGCTAAAGCTCAATCTAACTTCGGGGTAGATACAGATTTAGACACTTTTTTATCAGATTCTTACGAACAGGTTTTTGCTAGAAATGCTGCTGATAGTGGCAATGATGTATATGATCAAGCAGGATTTGATTATTGGAAACAAGAAATTTTAGACGGTAAAACTTCTAGAGATGATATTGTCGATCACTTTAATCGTTCAGATGAAAAAACTGGTGATAAAACAATTACATTAGCTGACGGAACGACAAGCACGGTTTCCGCAGATGAAGCGTGGCTAAGAAGTCTTTATAGCAACCCAGATATTTTAGACAGAGAGATTGGTCAAGAAGGTTTAGATTATTGGCTAGGTGATTTAGCTGGTACTACAGAAGGAAGAGGAGGAGTTAAGGCTAGTCGTGGAGAAGTTTTAGCTAATATCAAACTCTCTCAAGAGTATGCATGCAATCAGGATCCTGACAAAACATGGACGGGCTCAAGCTGTGAGACACCCACTGCGACTGAATGCCCTGACGGAGAAGTTGGTACACCACCGAACTGTCAACCTGTAGTAGTGGATGATGATGATGATGATGATGATGACACTACTGTAGTAGTGGATGATGATGACGATACAACTGATGATGACGATACAACAGTAGATGACGATACGACCGTAGATGATACTTGTCCAGCGGGTTATTCAGGTACTCCACCTAATTGCACTCTTGATTCTGGATATGTCAGTGACACGACATTCAAAGATGACGGTGATGAAGGAACATGGATGGGAGACAGTGACAGTGCTAACACTCAAACTTCTTATTTAAACCAAAAAACTAAAGAATACGAGGATCTGTATCAAACTTCTTTAAACGATCAAGCAAAATTAAATGATGATTTAGAAGAAGATAGGGTTCGTTTTGGAGAATTAACTAGTAGATATGGTCAACTAAAAGCAGACTATGAAGATGCACGTCGTGAAGCTGATTCTTATATAGATGCACAAAGAGCAGATGAAACTGGTCAATTAAGAAGAGGTAGCACTGTTTCTGGAAACCAAGCAAGTATTGGTTCAAGGGATCTCAAGTCTGGAGCAGGAGCATACGGCAACAATAGAGATTATGGACAAGTCACAGAAGGTCCTATTACGATTGATGATCGACCTTTTGCTCGTCGTGGAATGAAGAAAGGTGCTTCATCTGGATCTACATATTTTGATAACAGAAATCGATTTAATAGAGGAGATAACGCAACGTATTACTAAAGATAGATGGCTAACGGACTAGGATCTATCAGTAAAGGTTTTGGCTTGCAGCCTATTACCCGAGGATTAGCACCTAGAGCGAGAGGTTTATATCCCAACAAACAAACTGGTGCAGGTCAATATGGAAGTATTACTTTTCCTACTGTTTTAGAAAATTACAACAGAACAACAGATTACAAACGTTGGCAATTAGGACAGGCATATTTCTTTGGAACAGGTAGATCTTGGGATGATAAAGCCTTATATAGTAATACTCGCTTTTCCACAGGAGCAGTTAGTGGAGTTTCTAAAGATATAGTTACCATGTTTCCGAGCAAATCAAGTCCAGAAAGAACTTGGTATGTTGGACTCAGAACTCGTGGAAGTGTTATCCTTCCTCAACCGTTAAGTGCTTCTGCAATATCTACCTTTACTTCTGATCCTGATCCAGCAAACCACACATTGGTCTATGACGTTAGTGGTGTCCTGACTGCAGCTCAAGTTGGTATTTTTAATGTTTTTATTGGAGATCAATTTGAAGATACAGCAAGCGGTCCTAATTACCCTGCTGACGTTATAGAAAACCCAGTAGGTAGCGTTGCCTTGACTTTAACGGCTGCAAGTAGCAGTGCAATGACGTTAACTTTTGATTTATCGAAAGCTCAAGGAAGAGTTAGGGTTAATAATACAACGTATTGGAAAAAATTAGATTATGACCCTGCTAATCCCAATGTATGGGATACAAGTAGTGGCAAGCATTTATGTTCTGCCCATAAGTTATTTTGTTGCTGCCCTGATCACCTAGGAGGAGCATTAGCAAACTTAGAGTTTCCTAAAGAAAATGGAGGGCTAGATAGTTTTCCATTGCCTAACGCTAGTAGAAGTGTTTTTTCTGCTTGGGAGAAAGAAGGAGCAGGTTATTACAGGCAATGGAGAAGTTTACCTAGACGTATTGACCAACGTCGAGAATGCAAGCATATGCATGCCATGAGGTGGGAGTGTGGTATTCCTTGGTATGAACCCAATGATTATCCCATCAATGATGATGAAAATAAAGTTTTTTCAGATCAACTAGAAAGAGATTTTGATAATGAAGTATACAGAGAATACAATGCTCGCAATCGAATTAATTATGACCGCTATATTTTATCTTTAGCGGAAGTAGTAGGATTAGAACTTTTCCCAGGTGGAGACGTGAGAGATAATATTCGTCCTTCATCTTTACCTATGCTATGGAATGATGCTGAACAACCTTTGGTATCTTGGTGTAGACAAAACGATTGGTGGTTAAAAAGAGGTTCTCAAAGCTTACGTATTTTTAATAGTGCAACACAAGCTTTTGAATCAGTAGTTAATCAAGGAGGGATTGAATACCCTATGGTGCAATCCGTTGTCGGAGGGTCTGCCGATGCTCCTGTCATTATCAAGTAAAATTAAAACATGGCAGCTTATCCTGAAAACACTGGTGGAATTATTTCTGCCATACAAGCCTGCATCGTCGCAGCGGGAGGAACATTGACGCAAGAGTATCCAAAGAATACAGGCGGAATCATTGCCGCTTTAGTAACACTGCAAACAGCTATAGGAAGTGGAGGTAGTGGATCTTCTCTTTCCGTAGAACTCACGGTAGGTGAAGACGTATCGAAAGGAGATGCGTTGTATATCCAAAGTGACGGAAAGGTTTACAAGGCAGACGCTGACGACACTAGAGAAAAAGCGACTGTCCTTGGTTTTGCTAAAGAAGATGCAGTAGCAGAGGCTTTAGTAGATGTGGTCACTAGAGGGATGCTAGAAAATACAGGTGGTTACGCTGCAACGACTCAGTATTTTTTGACTGGTTCACCAGGAGTTATTTCTGCAACACCAGCCACCACTGCAGGATCTTTTAGTGTTGCAGTAGGAGAGGGAGTTAGCAACGATAAAATAGACATCAAGATTAGTACACCTGTGTTATTGAGCTGATGGCAATTCGGAATCCTATTGTCTATGTAGATGGTTATCCTCAAGAGTTAACTAGTTCTGATCGACTAAACGGTGTAGGTAAAAGTACAGTCTCATCGACTGCTCCTTCTAATCCAGAAAGTGGCGACATTTGGTTAGATACAAACGGAGATATTTTAAAAATTTACAAAGGTGGGGCATGGACTGAACCAACAGAAGATTTATCTACTGCTGTAGTTTCGGGGTCAGCACCATCGAGTCCTACTAACGGATTACTTTGGTTTGACACAACGACAGATCAGCTAAAAATTTACGTTGGATCATCTTCTACGTGGGAATTAGCAGAATCTCAAACTTACATTTCAGCTAGTGCTCCTAGCTCTGCCTTAGCAGGTGAATTTTGGTGGGACACAACAGTCACCAGATTGAAAATGTACACAGGCAGTGCATGGGCAGAAGTAGGACAGAAAACATTCAATGCTGCTGTTGCTCCAACGTCTGGGATGATACAAGGTGATTGGTGGTATAACTCAACCGCAGGAAGCTTTAGTATGTATATAGCAGGCTCTCTTAATTCGTGGGTCACCGTCAGCAGTGGCGGTGGAGGAGGAGGAGGAGGCGGCTCTGTTAACGATATCCTCGCTTACGGTTAATGGCAGATTTTAAAAAATTTAGCTTACCTTTTGGGCATGCCAACTACCCAACTAGTGACGAGGTAAGTATTTATCCAGCTCCTGCTAACAAAACAAGTGTAGTAACAGGAGTATCTGTTTCTAATAACAGTAAATTTGATCTGCCTTGTGACATATGGATTCAAAAAGCAGGAGGAACGACTAAGCATTATTTAGCTAAGTCCCAAAGAGTACCTGCAGGTGAAACTGTACAATTGATGGATAGCGGTCAGAAGATTGTTTTAGTTGGCGAAGCCTCAAGCTATGACACTGTCAAAGCAAATGCTCCAACAGTAGATGACGGAGCTACTACAACCTTTAGTTGTTGGTTATCTGTTTATGAGGATGTGAACTAATGAGCCTTGATTCTATTGAGCTTCTAAAAGAAGTCGAAACACCGGGAATTATTGAATTTCCAGAACCGACAGGCAAAATTGCCTATGGGTTCAAATTTGATCCAGCAACTGGAGCTTTTGATGTCGTTCGTCATGACGGCGACTCAGACTTCGTTAAGCTTCCAGACGATAATATAATAAGTAATGACGACTATACCCAAGTTGTTTGGTCAAACAAGCTTCTGAATTTTAGTTGGCCTACAACCGCTGGCGTTTACCCAGGACATTTACAAGTTGAAATCGTATGAGCACCATTATTGATCTTGGTAAACTCCGCTTTTTGTATAGAGGAGTCTACAATCCAGCCACTAATTATGAGATAAATGACGTAGTTTCCTACGGTGGTAACTCTTACGTTTATATCAGCAGAATTGCTGGAGCAGGTAATGCACCTTCTAATACAACTTATTGGTCAAATATGGTCGATGGTCTATCAGACCTTGGCGATTATGACAATGCGGTTACCTATCAAAAAAATGATTTAGTTCGAGTTAGTGGACTGATATATCGTGCTAAACAAACAACAGTTGGCAATACTCCTCCTAACGCAACGTATTGGGCTTTATTCTTAGAAGGATTCAAATATAAAGGGGCTTGGGATAACTCGACGGCATATAAAGTCAATGACGTCGCGATGCTTAATGGTATTAACTATATAGCTACAGCGAACAATACCAACCAAGAACCTCCCAACGCTTCTTACTGGACAACATTTACCCCAGGTTTTAATTACACAGGTAACTGGAGTAACTCAACTGCTTATAAACTCAACGATATAGCACTACAAAACGGTGTTAACTATATCTGTGTACAAGCTCATACAGGTCAGAACCCTCCTAATGCAACTTACTGGAATGTATTTGCTGCTGGTTTCAATCTTGTAGGTGCTTACAATAACGCAACAGCTTACGAAGTTAACGACGTCGTTACTCTTAGTGGATGTTTATATGTTTGTACTGCAGACTCAACAGGAAATATTCCTCCTAATGCTTCTTATTGGACAATATTTGTTGAAGGTTTTAAGGAAAAAGGAGCTTACGCGGCAGGAACACAATATGAATTCAACGATCTGGTAAACCTAAGTGGAAACACTTATCGTTGCAAAACTAGAAGCACTGGTAATGAGCCCCCTGATAGTACTTATTGGGAAATATTTGTTGAAGGATTCAAAGAAAGAGGCGCATATAACGCTGCTACTGCTTATAAAATTAACGATCTAGTAACACTAGGTGGAAATGTTTATCGTTGTACGGCTGCTTCAACTGGTAACGAGCCTCCTAATGCTACTTACTGGGATCTATATATCCAAGCCTTAAATCAAAGAGGTAATTGGGCTACTACGACTGTCTATAAAGCAGATGATGTTGTTATTCATCTTGGACAAACTTATAGATGTCAAACTAATCACACAGCAGGAGCTAGTTTCTTAACAGACTTCACTGGTAATAACTACTGGGTTAGATTTGCTAGTGGTCAGTATTATCGTGGTGGGTATGCTGATGCAACTCAATACTTTAAAAACGATTTGGTGACAACAGGTTCTGCACCAAACTTGAATTTATACATGAATATTAATGATCATTTATCTAACGGTGCTACACCTACAGCAGGTACTGAAGTAGCAAATTGGCAGTTGATTATTTCAGGACAGTTCACGACAAGTTCAACTTTCTTGGCTCAATCATTCTTCTACGGTGCAATGAATTAATGCCTTTATTCAAAAAAGCAAAACAAGCAGAAAAGAAGAAGTTAGAAATAACAGATATGAGAACAGACAAGGCTAATACTCGTGCGATGAAGAAAGCAAGAACGACTATGAGTAACTTACGAAAAAGAGTGGAGTTGAACGGAGACTTCGGTATAGGACCATAACGTCTCATATCAAGAGACATTAAGATCAAATAGCCTCTATACTAAAGTGACGAGGCAGTTAACCTGCCCACCTGTTTTTATAGAGATCGTATGGCCTCGGGAATTAAGGGGAGTCTAAAACCGGCTGGTGGTGCACCGGATCTGACTAATACCTACAAATTATTTGGTGCCACAGCAACTACAACCGTAATTTTATCGGCGTGTAATCAAGCTGCTACACCAGACACAATTCGTATTGCAGTTGTTGATTCAGCGACGTCAGCAACTTCTGGGGCAATAGATGCCAAGCATTACGTTGAATATGACTATTCATTGTCAGGCAATTCCGCAATGGAAAGAACTGGTATTACCTTAGAAAATACTGCTCGAATCATGGTTGGAAGTGGTGCAGGAAATGTTTCCTTCTCTGCTTACGGCATCGAGACTTAAATAGAAGATGCACTACAGGAGGTATAACCATGGGTAGAAAACTTTCTTTTGACGGCATAGCAGGAGCTGAAGCAGATTGGACTGCTAAAACTTCTGCTTACAATGCCGTTGCTGGTGATGCATTACTACTAGATGCATCTGGAGGTGCATTCACTATCACTCTTCCGGGATCTGCGGTCGAGGATGATTACATTGATTTTGCAGATGCAACAGGCCATCTAAAAGACAACAATGTAACTCTTGCAAGAAACGGACTCAACATTATGGGTGCTGCGGAAGACTTGGTTGTTGATACTAAAAACATTGGATTTAGACTTACTTATTACAACGCTGCTCAAGGCTGGAGGGTAACTTAAATGGCAACTTTATCGAGCTTAGTAGGCGGTGGTAGTGGAGGTGGTTTCACTGACGGTGCGAGAAACACTACTGAAATGTGGAACTCATATGGTAGCTATACGTGGACGGTTCCAACCAACTTTGATAGCAGTATTGCATTAAAGATTTACTGTTGGGGAGCTGGTGGTAATTCTGGTATAGACGATTCTCAAGGGAACTCCTACGGAGGAGGTGGTGGTGGACTATCAATCAAGGAAGTCACTAGTTTATCTGCTGGCGATACAGTCGCAGTAACTATAGGAGAAGCTTCTAACGGTGCTCATGATTCCAGAGGAGGAGTTACTTCCTTCGGTGGTCATTGTTCCGCCAATGCAGGTAACGATGGACACTATGCTAGCACCCCTTCTGGGAACCCAAATTCAACAGGAGAAAATAGTAATCCTCAACAAAGTATAAATAGTGGATATGGACAAGGTGGTATAGGAGTAGGTGGAGATATTAATAGACGAGGAGGTCAAGGTGGAGTAGGAGGTAATAGCCCAGGATCAGGTGGTGGAGGTGGAGGTGGATCAGCACCACATCCACAAGGACATAAAGATGGATATAGAGGAGGAAATTACGATAGCTACTCAGGAGGTAGTGGAGCTTCTATTAACTTCCCAGGAACAAGACCAAATAGTAGCTATACGGGATGCGGCGGAGCTGGAACAGCTAGCCAAGGCTCTTCTAATAGATGGGGAGCTACTACCTACAGGTCTAATGCAGGACAGGGAGGTGCGGGGCTAAATGGTGCAGGAGGTCGTGGTGCTACTGCAAATACTTACAGTAACGCTTGGACATTCTGTTGCCCTGCTACTGATGGTCATGGAACAGCTATATGGGGAGCTAATCACATCTTCTTAGGTGGAGGAGGCGGCGGAGGCG